GGCGGCCGTGGCGCTGGACCGTTTCGCCGCCGTCATGGATTCGATGCTGACGCCACAGAACTCCAAGTGGCACCGCTTGCGTTCGACCGACGATCGCCTCAACCGCGACGCGCAAGTGGCCCGGTATTTCGATGAAGTGGCGGCGACTCTGTTTCGATATCGCTACGCGCCTCGCGCGGGTTTCGCCACGCAGAACCACGAGCGTTACGTTTCGCTTGGCGCGTTTGGGACGGGGTGCTTGTTCGTCGATCGCCTGGAAGGTGGGGGCTTGCGGTATCGGTGCCATCCCTTGGCCGAGTTGTACTTGCAGGAGAACCACCAAGGGATTGTCGACGTCGCCCACCGTCGTTTCACGATGACGGCGCGGCAGGCGCGTTTGATGTTCCGCGACAAGCTGCCCGAGAAGATCGCCAAGGCGGCAGAGGACACGCCCGAGCGCGAGTTCGAGTTCGTCCACGCCATCTACCCGAACAACGCGTGGGAGCCTTACCGGCTCGATTCGCGGGGCAAGAAGTGGTCTTCGTGCTACGTCGCCGTCGATGGCTGCAAGGTCGTCGAGGAAGGCGGGTATTCGACGTTCCCGTATGCGTCGGGCCGGTACGTGATGTCGCCTGGCGAGACCTACGGCCGGTCGCCGGCGATGATGGTCCTGCCGAACATCAAGGTTCTCAACGAGCAGAAGAAGACGTTGCTGCGGATCGGTCATCGCTTGGTCGACCCGGTCTTGCTCGCGCACGACGACGGCATTATCGACGCGTTCTCCGTCAAGCCCGGCGCCATCAATTACGGCGGGATCGACGCCCAGGGGCGCAAGCTGGTTCAACCCCTCGATACGCCTTCGGCCAATCCGCTTGGCTCGATGGAAAAGCTGATGGAGCAGGAGCGGGCGCCGATCAATGACGCGTTCCTTGTGACGCTGTTCCAGATCCTCGTCGAGTCGCCGACGATGACGGCGACCGAAGTCCTCGAACGGGCGCGCGAGAAGGGCATTCTTTTGGGGCCGGCGATGTCGCGCCAGCAGTCCGAATACCTGGGGCCGCTGATCGAGCGCGAGTTGGATATCCTGTCGGCCGATGGGCTACTCCCGCCCATGCCGCCCGTCCTGCAAGAAGCCGAGGGCGAATACGACGTCGTCTACGACTCGCCCTTGTCGCGCAACATGCGCTACGAGGAAGCGACGGGTTTGATGCGTCTGGTCGAAATGGCGGGCACGTACGCCAACGCCACGCAAGACCCGCGGCCCCTCGACTGGTTCAATTTCGATTCGGCGATCCCGGCTTTGGCCGACATCCAAGCGGTGCCGGCGTCGTGGATTTCGACCCCGGAAGAAGTTGCTGCGACGCGTCAAAAGCGCGACCAGGCTGCGGCGATGAAGCAGTTGACCGATGCGGCGCCGGGTGCGGCTGCGATGGTCAAGGCCCTTAACCCGGCCGAGCGGAGAGCCGTCTGATGTTCGACTGGATGGAAGAACTTGAAGCCGAGATCGCCGAGGTTTCTGTCTCGTTTGGCATTGCGTGCTTGGTGATCCTTGGCTTTGCCATCGGATTGTTCGGGTCGATTCTCGTAGGCGCATGACCCTTTCGCCGTCCGAGCGCCTTTGGGATTTGTTCCGCCTGCGTCACAGGGCCTATGCCCTGACGTTTGGCGGGGAGACTGGCAAGGCCGTACTAGCCGATTTGGCTGCGTTCTGCCGGGCGCGCGAGACGACGTTTCACCCTGACGCGCGGCTGCACGCTGTCCTTGAGGGACGTCGCGAAGTGTGGCTGCGGATCGCCAAGTACATGAACTTGACCGAGGCGGAGATTGACGCCCTGGTCAAGAAAAATGGGGGCACCGAGTAAACGATGCCCCCAAGTCGGGGAGAAACGGAAACACCCTAAAAGGCTACGCGTTAATATAATCTCAATTCCGAAAGGAAAAGTCAATGGCCGACACCAACGCCCCCGTGGAAAACGGACAAGGCGGCACGACAACCCCGCACTGGACCGACAGCATCGGCGACACCGAACTCAAAGGGTGGGCGCAGAACAAGGGGTTCAAAGAACTCTCGGACGCGCTGGTTTCGTACCGGGGCCTCGAAAAGCTGGTTGGCGTCGAGCGGGCCGGCCGTACCGTGGCTATGCCGGCGAAGTGGGATGACGCCGCCGAAGTCAACGCTTTCTACGACCGCTTGGGCCGGCCGAAGGAGCCGTCCGGGTACAAGATGCCCGAGAAGGACGTCGATCCGAAGCTGGTCGAATGGGCCCGTGGGACGTTTTACGACGCGGGGCTGACCGATCGCCAGGCCGAGAAGGTACTTGCCAAGTGGCAGGAAATGATTGGCGGGCGCGCGGCCGAGGCTCAATCGGCCAAGGCGGCTGCGGTCGAGCAGGATAAGACCGCGTTGCTCAAGGAGTGGGGCGCCGCGCACGACGAGAACATCATGGCGGGTCGCCGTGCCGCGCAGGCGTTCGGCTTCGACGCCGGGACCTTGAACAAGCTGGAAGACGCTTTGGGCTACGGCGGATTGCTCAAGTTCATGTCGGACCTGGGGAATCGGGTCGGTGAGGCCCGTACGATCAACGGCGACGGCAAGACCCCTGGGGGTCCGTTGACGCCGGACGCTGCCCGCGCGCGGATTGCGGAACTCAAGAACGACCGGGGTTTCGCCGATCGCTACATCAAGGGCGATATCGAAGCGCGGACCGAAATGGAACGCCTGCACCGATACCTTGTCGGAGAGCGTTGACATTTACACAACATGGTGAGAGGATGACAAGGTGAAGGCAGCACCGAAAGGTGTCGATAAGAAGGACAACCCGCTCGCCTAGCGGGCCCTTCGGACAGGTCGGAAAGGCGACCGCCGCGCCCTCGGTATGGGTATGAAGCTGGCCCCCTCACGGGACAAGCCCTTCGGAAACGAAAGGTTTATCAACCCGAACGAGGGCCATCCTCATGTCTATCAACCTTCCCAATCTCTACGTCCAACAGTTCGCGACGAACGTCCAGCTTCTTCTGCAACAGAAGGGCTCGATGCTCCGCGAAGCGGTTTCTGTCGGCAGCTATGTCGGCAAGCAGGCGTCGCCGGTCGATCAAATCGGCTCGATCAACATGCAGCCGGTCACGTCGCGCTTTGCCCCGATGGGCCGCGTGGACGCGGCGACCGACCGCCGTTGGGTGTTCCCCAGCGACTTCGACCTCCCGCAGTTGATCGACCAGTTCGACAAGTTGCGTATGCTGGTCGATCCCGCTTCGTCTTACGTCCAGAACGCCGCCAACGCGGCTGGCCGTCAGATGGACGACCTCATCATCGCGGCGTTCCACGGCACCGCTCAAACCGGCGAAACGGGCGCGACGGCTACCGTGTTCGGCACCAACGTCACGACGGCCAGTACGCCGGGCAACAACGTCTCGGTGATTCGCGGTTCGGCGGCGGCCTCGGGCCTCACGGTCGCGAAGCTCCGCGAAGCCAAGCGTCGCTTGCTGTCGAACTTCGTCGACCCGTCCGAACAGGTCTACGCGGTCATCACGTCGCGTCAGCACGACGACTTGCTGGCCGAAGCTCAGGTCATTTCGACCGACTTCAACGACAAGCCTGTCCTGGTCGATGGTCGGGTCACTCGCTTCCTCGGGATCAACTTCATCCTGTGCGAGCGCCTGTTGACCGGCACCGACGATCAATCGGGCACGTCCCGCGCGATCCCGGTGTTCGTGAAGTCGGGCGTTCACCTGGGTCTGTGGAACGACATCACGACGGACATCACGCAGCGTAAGGATCTGCAAGGCCTCCCCTGGCAGGCGTACGTCTACATGACGGCCGGCGCGACCCGCCTCGAAGAAAACAAGGTGGTCCGCGTTTGGGCCCGCGAATCCTGATCGCTGATGTGATCCTGAAAGGAATCTGAAACATGGCGAACTCTCAAAGCATCACCAACCGCAACGCCACGCCGCGCGTTCTCAACAACGCGCGGCTGACGGGCTCGCCGCTTCTGTCGGCGACCGAGCGCGTCACGATGGCGAACGACGGTTCTCACGGTGTCGGCACGATCCATCGTTTGTTCGAGCTTCCCTCGAACGCGGTGATCTCCCGCGTGTTCTTCACAGCCCCGGACATTGGCACCACGACCGCCGCGGACGTTGGTCTCTACCGTACGACCGCCGATGGCGCGGCCGTGGTGGACGCCGACTTCTTCGCGTCGGCCCAGGCGCTCAACGCCGGTCCGTACGACCACGTCGACATCACGCGCGAGTCGGCGGTCATCACGGCGGCCAACCGCCATCAGGCGATTTGGCAGATCCTCGGCCTCTCGGCCGACCCCGGTATCCGCTACGACGTTGCCCTGACGATGACGGGCGCGGCCGACGCGGCGGGTTCGGTCGACGTGACCGTCCAGTACACGGTCTGACGAGATGAGGGGGGTGTCGAGCAAAGGCTCGATACCCCCTGTTCTCTCTGAAAGGGGAATGGAATGGCGACCCGTCGTTACATGCTCAACAAGGGCGAGACGTTTACCGGCGTCACCGAAGCCGTTGGCGCGGCAACCGTGACGAAGAACATCGAGCTTACCGTCGATTTCGACGCCCCTTCGGGCGAGAAGGTGACGAAGGCCGAAGTGCTTCGTGCGATCGACGCGTTCAAAGAATACATCACGCGCGGCTCCTGGCCGCCGGCGTAAGGAGGCTGGCCGATGGCCGTTTACGTCACGGAGCACACGCTACCCCGCATCTTTACGGGCACTCCGTTGCCCGTCGTCGAGTTGCCGCCTTTGGCAACGCAGAAGCTCACGAACAGCGGGACCAGTTCGCAGTCTGCGGTGTTCAATGCGCAGACCCGCATGATTGGCGTCCACACGGACGCCATCATTTCCCTGGCGGTTGGGGTCAACCCGACCGCGACGACGAGCGACAAGCGTATGGCCGCGAGCACGACGGAATACTTCTTCGTCGAAGCCGGTCAACGTCTCGCCGTCATCAACAACACTTGAGGCCGGTATGATTATCGCACCGCCGATGGGGACCGACTCTTTGGGCGGCCTTGCCGCGCGGTTGGCCGATCCCGAAGCCGTCAAGAAGCGCGTGGCCGATCTTTCCGAAATGGAAGGCGCGGCCAAGGCGCGTATCGCCGAATCCGAGGCCATCGAGGCGAAGGCAAAGGCTGCGGTCGCGGAACTCGACGTGAAGCTGGCCGCAAACGAAAAGCTGGCCGCGCAGGCGGCGGTCGACCTCAACACGGCTCTTGCTAAGGCGGCGACGATCGCTTCCCGCCCGTAGACGGTAGCGGTCCGATCGTGCCGGATGGCGTCTTTATTGACGCGCCGATCCTTCTCGTTCGCATGGCGAAAATGGGTGTCCGATGACCTCCAATGTCGAAATCGCTAACCGCGCGCTCACGCGCTTGGGCGACCGAACCATCGTGTCCTTGACCGAGGATTCGAACCAGGCGCGGGCTATCAACGCGATCTTTGAAAGCGTGCGCCGTACCGAAATCCGCAAGCACCCTTGGAACTTTGCCAAGGCCCGCGCGCAACTGGCCGCAGACGCAGACGCGCCTCTGTTCGGCTACAGCTATCAGTACACGTTGCCGGCGGATTGCTTGCGCGTGTTGCCGAAGTCCGACCCATTGCTGGATTGGCGGATCGAAGGCAAGAAGATCGTGACGAACGAGTCCGGTCCTTTGGACATCGTCTACATCGCGGACGTGACGGACCCCAACCAGTTCGACGAGACGTTTATCGAAGTGCTCGCGTCCAAGCTGGCCGAGGAAGCGTCGGTACGTCTTTCCAATGCCGAGTCGAAGAAGGCTCAGGCTCGCGAGGATTACCGGGCCGCGTTGCTTGAGGCCCGGCGTACGAACGCCATCGAGCGCCTGTCCGACGAGCGGGTGGAAGACTTGTGGGAGTTGGCGAGAGTCTAATGCCTATCAACTCACCCATCATTGCGGCGTTGAACGGGGGCGAATTTTCGCCACTGTTGGGTGGGCGCGTGGATTTCGAGAAGTATCCGAAGGCCCTGCAACTCTGCGAGAATTTCTTGCCGTTGGTCCAAGGGCCTCTCATGCGACGTCCGGGGACGTATTTCGTCGCCGAAGTCAAAGCGTCGGCGAACCGCACGGCCTTGGTCCGTTTCGAGTTTTCGACGACGCAGGCGTACGTCATCGAGTTCGGCAACCTGTATATGCGTTTCTACAAGGACGAAGGCCAGATTACGTCAGGGGGCTCGGCCTATGAAGTCAGCACGCCTTACGCTCAGGCAGACTTGTTCGATAACAACGGTGCGTTGCGCCTTAAGTTCGCGCAATCCGCCGATACCCTCTACGTGGCGCATCCGTCTTATGCCCCCCGTAAGATCACCCGGACGGGGCATACGGCTTGGACGATATCGACAATCTCGTTCAAAGATGGCCCATATCTTCCGACAAATTCGACTTCTACGACGATGACTCCGTCCGGTACGTCCGGTGCGATTACGATCACGGCTTCGGTGTCGACTTTCGTCTCAACCGACGTGGGCCGCATCATCCGTATCAAGCACGCCAGCAAATGGGGGTGGGCGACCATTACGGGGTTTACGTCGGGGACCGTTGTCAACGCCACGACGGGCGCCGATTTCGGGGCTGCGACCGCGCAAGCGGACTGGCGCCTTGGCGTGTGGGGCGGGACTGCCGGATTTCCGGCGACGGTTACGTTCTACGGCGATCGTCTGTTTTGGGCGGGGTCTTCCGGCTACCCGCAGCGTCTCGACGGGTCGAACGTCGGCGACTACGAGAACATGGCCCCGACGAGCTTCGCGGCCGGGTCCACGACGGATAACACGGTCATCGCCGATGACGACGGTATTGGCCTTGGCCTCGGGGGCGACGAAGTCAACGCCATCAAAGCCATCCTGGGAAGCGAGCAGGGCATTGTCGTGCTGACGGTCGGCGGCGAATGGATCTTGCGGCCATCGAACCAGAACGAGGCTTTGACGCCGACGAACGCCCGCGCCACGCAATCGACCAACTGGGGTGTGGCCGAGCCGGCCCCTGTCCGCGCTGGCCGGGCGACGATGTTTGTGCAGCGGGACCGCCGCACGCTACGCGAACTCGCTTACGTGTTCGCGGACGACGGGTTTAAGGCGCCGGATATGTCGGTAATCGCCGAGCACATCCTGCGCCCCGGCGTATGCGCGATGGCGTTTATGCGGTCCCCGCAGACGATTATCTGGATGGTTCGCGAAGATGGGACGCTGGTCGCCTGCACCTACGACCGGGATCAAGAAGTGATTGCTTGGAGCCGACACATCCTTGGGGGCGCGTTTAGCGGGGGCAACGCTGTCGTCGAGAGCATCGCTGTTATCCCGAATACGACCGGCACCGCGGACCAGCTTTGGATGATCGTGAAGCGGACGATCAACGGGGCCACGAAGCGGTATGTGGAGTACATGAAGCCGTTTTGGGAATCCTCGACGGCCAAAGCCGATGCGTTCTTTGTCGATTGCGGTCTGACGTACTCGGGGTCTGCGGTATCGACGTTCTCTGGCCTGAGCCATCTGGAAGGGCAGACCGTGGATATCCTGGCCGATGGGTCGGCGCGGCCGCAGCGGGTTGTGACGTCGGGCGCGGTCACGTTGACCCAAGGCACCGCGACGAAAGCTCAAGTCGGCTTGCCCTGCCCCGCTAGGTTCCAGACCGAACAGCTTGAAGTCCGCGTGAGCGGGTCTACTTCACAGACTCGGCCTAAACGGATCACCGAGGTTTCTTTTCGGGTGTGGCAGACCTTGGGCGGTAAGGTTGGTCCCGACGC